GACTTGTGCTCTTCCCACAGTCGCAAAAATTCTTCGTCCGTGATTTTTGGTGTCATTATTCTTCATCCTTTTAGGAGAAGCACCCCAAATACCACAGTTTTGTTGCGGTTGGGTGACCCCCCGAGGTTATCGGGGGGCCTAATCATTACTCGTCGGTCTGCTCGTCAACCTCTTCGGCCTCAACTTCTTCGGCTTCTTCTTCGTCATTGGCATGAGCTTGGAAGAGTGCGTCGGCGGTTGAAGAGAACAACGAAGAAAGCGTGAACTCGTTGATGTTTGATGCTTTAGCAACCAAGAAGGCGACCGAGAACAGAGCGTTCAGGGCGTCAACTGGCTCAGAGTCATTGATCGCGGCAAGGATGTCGTCTTTCATGTCAGGCTCCAAGAAAAGGAACTTCATCTTACAAACTAACAATTACCGTTTAATGACCTCTAGTCAGTATGGTCAGCAACAGCAGGATGATTGACCCGCAGCCAGTGACTAAAATCTGCTCTAGCCGCTTGATCCGAGCGTGGATACCTTTGGTTTCCTTTTCAATGCCTTCGTACCTGACGGCGCAGACATCTACGTGGGCATCAATCTTGTGATCAACTTCGGTGAGAGTAACCATCATGGGGCCAATTTGTTTTGGTTGGCGGGGGCGAGGGCGTTCATTTGCTGACCGCCAACAATTTCTTGAACTTCTTTTTTCAGTTTTTTATTTTGAATGGTTTTTTTACCGTAATACAGCGCAGATCCGACTGGAGCTGGTATGCCGCCAAGACCAGATATTACAACGTCCATCATGGCAATTAAAGCAGACGCAGTACCCGAAGTGTTTGCAGCGCCGGGAGGCAGCGTCAGAACATCTTTAGATGCGTCCATCAAAGTACGCAACTTTTCTGAGCCACCTCTGGGGAACAAGAAATCTAGCTTGTCGTCCAGTGTTCTCATGGCTTGATTGAACTGAGCGGCAGCAATTGCCGTCTCTCCTCGTTCATTAGTCGTGACGCCTTTGGTGAGTTCGTCCCGAATATATTTAAGCGTTGCACCCTGCAATTCTTTCCACGCTTGTTTTCCTTCTTCTCCGGCAGCGGGTTTCGTCAAAGTGTTTCTGACGTTCCTCACATCATCAAGACTGCCTTGAATGATTGAACGATTAAAAACGTCTTCAAAAGCAACGCGACGATCATTTTTCCCAGGCTTTTTGCTAAGAAGATCGTTAATTACCGCAACATTTTTGAATTCAGTAGCGTAGTTGTCGTGAAGCCTACGGGCTTTTCTGTATTCATCAAACCCTGACAAACCCTCAGTGATGGCATCAAGCTCTTTGCCAATTTCCGGCATAAACGCTTGGTTTACTGGGTTGCTCTTAGATATTCTGTTAGACGCTTTTCTTAAATCTTCAATTTGTTTGACAGTAAGCGGCTGGCCTTCTGGAGAAAGGGCGTCTAACTTAGCCTTTAAATTTGCAAGAATAGGCGAGTTGCCGGTTTTGATTTCTGTTTCGTAACCGCTTAACCATGTTTTTAACGGCGTGACATCAACTGACTGGTCAAGTTCACCAGCTTCTTGCGCTTTTTTGTACGCATCGCCAATTTCAGTTTTTGCCTTGTTTACACGATCAACAAGAACCTTATCAACAACTTTGCCTGTTGCTCTTAAGCTTGAAGCTTGCGCTCCTGTTTCATCTAAAAATTCGCCAATGTTTTGCAAAATACGTTGGTTGTTATCCATGTACAACTCACGGATAGGTTTGCCAACTTCTTGCTTTGCCAACTCTTGCTCTCGGCGCAACGCTGCCGTGTCTCTTGTGATTTGTCCGGGCGTCATACGCAGCGGAACTGGCAGTTCCATATTCCGAGCAACCCGCATTTTTTCAATGCCAGTTAACGCAGCGCCACCACCAGCCATTTGCGTTTCTGGCGTCCGTACCAGAGCATTCTGTACGGTTTGGGATACACGTTGTGCTGCTGGAGCAGCACGAGCGGCAAGCGCGTTGACGCCTTGTGCAACTTGTCCTGCTTGACCAACAACTGGTATAAATGGAGGAAGGTTAGGCATTAAATTGCCAACCGACTGAAGGTTGGCTTGTGCCGCAGGACTGATGGGGACGTTGCCGCCAAGTCCCATAATCTGACGAAGGGTTTGCTCTTTAGGAGTACCCGTCAGAATTTCTTTGCCCAAAGCAATTGGCGCTCCAACTACTCCAGTTAAACCACCATAGATCATTCTTGCAGCCGTTTCCGGCGCTGCGCCTACTCTTTCAAAAAAAGATGGCTCTTGAGCAAGTTCTGGTTGTGGGATAGCGCCAGGGATGTCTGCTGGCGTTGCTTTAGGCGTGACAAACTGGGCAAAAGGATTGGGTTGCTTAACGAATTGGGCAAACGGATTTTCAGTCATTTAATTCCCCAAAACTCTTTTAGCCGAGCCTGCGCCAAATTGAGCGTCAAATTGTTCTTTTGTGCCGCGACCTTGCTTCAAAAAATCTATGGCGGCTTGAGGTATGTCTGATGCTACGGATTTCCGAGCTTCAAATTTACTAGGCAACGCAACAGGCTCAACAGAAAGACCAGTGCCTTCAATAGCAGATTTTGGTATTTGCTTAACTCTTGTGTTCCATTTGTTAGCTGTTGCTTCTGCTGCTTTAAGTTGCAATTCCGCAGTTCTACGCAAAGTTTCTGATGTCATCTCAATGTTGCCGCTTTTTGCTTTTTCTAAAAAGTCTCGGTCAGCATTGGTGAACCCTTGACCAGCGCCAAGTCCTGAAGTTTTGATAGAATCCAAAGTTTGAGACGCCAAACCTTTTTGTAATTGCTCGGTGTTTGCAATTATTTCGTCGTTATTTCTTCCTGCAATATTAAGCAATTTTGCAATTTTAAGTTTTGTTTCTGCGCCAGGACCAACAATAACATTTTCTGTGGAAAGAATTTGTAAAATTCTATTTGCATTTCCCGCGGCTTCTGGCGTGTTTAAAGCAGCATCGCGCAAATCAATGTCATTTTTTGCTAGTTCCCCGGCGAAAGTCTCGCTATATTTTTTACCAGTTGACTGGGTAACATTAACATTTACAGGAGGAGCATGAGTGGTCTGCTTTAAAATTTCTGCGTCGTAAATTTTTCTTCTTGGATCGTTATCAGGTAAAGCATCGCGTTCAGCAAGCAGTTTTGCCAATCCAGAAGGCGCAAGAGGTGCTGCTGGCGCAGGAGGCGTCATCATGGAAACGTCGCCCATCATCAGCAATCTGTTTGGCTCAAACGATTGCATTTTCCTTAAAGCATTTACTTGTTCGCGAGCTTGCTTTGCCGCTTCTTTATATTCTTTAGGATCTCGCAACGCTTGAATTTCATAGAACCTAGCAAATCTTTCTGCTTTGGCTAACTCGTTTTGTATTTTTTGCTTAAATTCTTCAGGAATCAAAGCATTAGTAGGTGTCGCAGCGGCTGGAACAAAATTATTCCCGCGTTCAGCAGTTCCTACAGTAACCCCTGCCATCCCCGGCGGCGCGTTTGGAAACGTGCGTGGGGCAGCGCCTTCTGGCCCTGTCTCAAGCAAAGAAAGTTGCGGTGCGGTAACACGCGATGTTGTTGCGCCTGTCGCAGGTTGAGTTGGTTCTTCTGGATTAAGTTTTGCGTACTCAGCCAGCCGATCAATACGATCAAGATGTTCTTGAATTGCGCCCGCAGCTTGCCTAATTTTAACGTTTGGATGAGCAAGCATTTGCGGTACTGCTTCACGAAGCCCCGGCCCACCTTCTTGCTTAATTCTGTTCTGTATGTCTGTCAAAAATGTTCTAGATTCGTTTTCACTTGCCAAATCTTGCTCACGGATTTGACGGGACATCCGAGCGTTTTTAATTTGTTCTATAGCCGCCACATCCTGCAAAGGATCTGGCATATTGAACTTAGGCGCTTGATAAGCGTTGACGATTGACGGGTCGAGAGGTCGAAGTGCCATGTCAATTACCTATTTTCAATTGGCGCTGGAGTCCTGCCGTAGAAATCAGCCAACGCGTTTGTGCGCTGACCGTATTGGTACATTTGCCCAGCTTGACCAAGTGCTTGATTTAAAGCGTTTGATTGACCAAGATAACCAGAGGCGCGGGCAGACCCAATGTCTTGCAGATTCTGACCCATCTGCGCGCCGTACGCGCCATATGCGTTAGTTAACGTACCTGCTGCGGTTTGCCCTACGCCAGCCAACGATTGCAATGGGTTAAGTTGTGCAGCGCGTTCAGTCTGATAACGATTGAACGCATTCATGTACTCTTGCGAACCCATCTCCTGACCGTAGCGTTGCGCTGCTTTAAGAGTAGCGCCAGACAACAAACCACCGCGAGCGGCGGCTGTGCGGTCAAGTGCCTTCATGCCTTCTGACAATCGAAATCCGTAGCCAGGGTCTTGCGTAAACTGATTCATACCAAACTTGGTGTAGTCAGACATCGGTATCAGTTTGTTTAGCGCGCCGATGCCTGCTTGACGAAACGGTTCTTGCAGCTCAACCTGACGCTCAAACATTCGCTCTTGAGCATCTTGCGCCGCCTGAGTTGCTCGCGCTTGTACATCGGCAGCTTTGCTGGCCGATCTAGCACCCAATAATCCTGCGCCGATAGTAGCGGCGGCCATCCAAGCCATAGGCATATCAATTCCTTTTGATCAAAATTTGATCAATTTTGTTTACGTCAGTCTCTTCTATAGCATGAACACAGAACCATTCGCTATCTTCGAGGGCGTGAACCACATGGTGGACGCCCGCCTTGATCTCTATACACGCTGGCGCTTCATATTCCGTCTGTTCGTCGTCAGTCAAAACAACAACTTTACCTTTAGCCAAAATGCTCAAGTGACTGTAGTTGTGCGCGTGTTGACCTGCTTCAAACCCTTTGGGTATGACCATTCGTTTAGCGTACAGTCCATCGCTAAAATGATGTTCAACGCAAGGGTCAGTCTCAAACATCCCCTCGCGCTGTTTAGCTATTCGGGCAAAATCGTTCAAGTCACTTCCCGCCCAGAAACCCGGATGTTGATCGCGCTGGCCGTACCTGCAATTGTACTGATAAAGTCGCCAGCCCCTAGAATTTGTCCGATCAGCTCGGGAAAGGTGTAGACCTCAGACGCGGCGAGCGTCTTGGTCTTGGTGATCAAGTTAGTGTTCCCGGCAGAACCAGCCACTGTGACCAAGTTGACAGAAATTGTAACAGCAGACGCGCTGATGTTGGTCGCGGTAAACTTGTCAATGATCGCAGTCACGCCATTCGCGGTGTACTGGGTAGTTTGCGTGTTCTCGGCAAACTTTGCCGGGATTAAGACTTTAACGGTAACCATTAATTACTCCAAAAGCAGAATATTGTTAGGCACATATTGCATCATTATCCAGTTTGTGCCATCAGAAACAAGCGTACATTGATCCCCTGCGATTGCCAGCAAAATTGAAGTGCCAGCAGCACCACCGCCAATCCCCACTACGTTGCTAGACGCCGAGATCAGCGTCTGCGTTTGATAGTTCTGGAAATACAAAACTCGGCCTGAATAGGCAGTCGCGTCGGGCAGCGTGGCGGTGCAAGACAATGAGTCTGCAAGCAAATAGTCGCTGGCTTCGGTAATAAAATAATCGCCATTTTCCGTTTGTAAATAGTCGCCCAATTTGTTGTTGATGATCCATACATCTGTAGCCGCAACCGAAAAATCGTCTGTGTACGTTACTGGCGCGTTAAATAAAGCGTAAAGGATTGCATTGATAGCGTCAACGTCCACAATCGGCTGAAGCTGCAAACTATCAATTTGCTTTTGCATTTCTGCAATCTGCGACAGCAAATCTACCGGCTGAAGCTGCAAACTATCAATTTGCTTTTGCATTTCTGCAATCTGCGACAACAAATTAGATTGCGATGGTTCGCTATTTACGTTCTGCGCTAACGCTTGAAACTGAGCGTCGTAAGACGCAATCAACGCCTCTGGGTTAGACCCAATAGCTTGCGCTAACGCTTGAAGCTGGGCGTCGTAAGACGCAATCAACGTCTCTGGGTTAGGTCCAATGTCTGGGTTGTCGTAGACTTGAACCGCTGCGTTGTTTAGAGATAGAAAGAAAAAATACCAAGCGCGGTCAATAAATCCCGTGCGTGGGTCAATTATTGGTACTCGCGGCGGCGTGATCGGCGTGGGTGTGGCGTTGGGGCTAGGCATTTGTTCCGCTCAAAATTAGCTCTGCGCCCATGATTACAGTTTTGACCGGATCAGTCCCAGAAACTTCGTAGACCCGATCACGCAACTTTAGGGTCATGCCTAACCGCCGCCAAAACACTCGATGATAATAAGCGCCAATCTTGCCAACTGGTGACCAGTGCTCATTTGACCAAGTATGGCCCGCATCATCTGACCAGCGCAGCATAACCTTTGGGTCAGCCCCCTGCGTAGCGATTGCTTGCTGCTCTGCAATCAAATAATCACCGCTCTCAGTAATCAAATAATTGTCATCTTCCGTTTGTAGGTAAATGTCTTCGTTCACTACAAACCCGTTTAGCCCAACGCCAGACTCACAATCAAGTTGTAGGCTATGGTGCGCGGTGCGTTTTAGGTTATTCTGACCACTAGGCAACGCCCGCCATGAGCGCAACCACTTTTGGATGTTGCCGTTGTCGGCGTACACGTCTAGGTCAAATGCGTAAATGTTGCCGTTAGCATAGTCGCCAACAACAATCTGATTGTCAAACGCCATCTGGCAGTTGCTGCGATGGCGCATAAACTCACCGTTTACCCAACCAGCCCGTTCGTGCCATGCTTCCGTCGCCGCGTCATACACCCACGTAGCGTTGCCAGATGGGAAAATTAGCACATAAAAAGAATGACCGCCCTGCTGGTACGTGTAGGCAATCGCGTCAGAGATGTCACTATACTGCTGGATCTGCCATTCAATTGCATGGGTAGAGATCCGCTGGCCTGTGTAACCGTTGGCACGATAGACCATGCCCTGCCCGCGACGGTCACGCCCAAGCCAAAACATTCCGTTGTCCATTTTGGCAACAGAATATGGAGCAGCGCAACCCAGTTCGTTAAACGCACCTTGGATGCGTTGCAGCGGAAAGTCTGTAACGCCAGAGTCGTACCAAACTTCAATTGAGTTAGTACCAAACGCCCAAACTTCTCGGAAGTTCGCGGCCACCGCAATCAATCCATCTGGCGAGCCTTCGGTGCTGGCAAACTCAAGTGGGTCAATAGAAGTACCGTCTAGCAACGCAGTCACCCACAACTTCTGGCTGTTTGGCTCGTTGAATACAAAGTAACCATCCAGATAGCAGACGATTACAGCGCCAGGGAAATCTGGATCGGTGATTTGACCAAAAGCGCTGGTGGTGTTGTTGTAGATGTAGCTAGGGCCGTTAGCCGCAATAAATAGCTGCGTACCATTGTCAGCCATACTGACCGGCCCCGACCCTGCTACAGTCCCCAGAAGCGTTGCGGTGTAGGAGTTGTTGATCTTGTACAACTCTGTACCCGACACCACAAAAGCCGTGCTGTCGCTGGACGAGAACGCCCACAGGCCCCTAATTGGCCCAGCGCCGATTGTTGCCAAAAACTTGAGTCCTGGCGCTCTGTTTAAGAATGCAGGTTCTTTACCTGCTTCCGGCACAATTTCTGGGAACAAGTTCACCATTCTGTTGTCGGCGGCGTTGACTGACCGAGCAACATACGCTGATCCTAGAATGGGAGTCTTCATCAATAATTTCCAGCGTACACGTTGAACCGTTGGCGCGTTGCAACGATTGCGTAAGGCATCGACATCACATCGTCAGGATTGTTGATGCGCTTGAGATTGCGCTTGCTGGTCATGGCGATTCGCATCACTTGCGGCGATGGTTCCACTCCAAACTCAGGCGCGATCTCCATCGCCAAGTTATAGGTGAACGCTCTCAAATAGCCTGGGGGGAAGGCCAGTGTAGTCGCTAGTGTTGCGGGTTCGGACAACTCCTCAACGCTGATGAAGTGGAACTCCAACAAGCGCGTGGGGCGAGGATAAATGTAGATGTCAATGTCGGGGTAGGTCATGTTTATGAACATGACCTGCGGGTAGGTAGACGTTACGGTTTTGACCGCAATCCCGTCGTACTGCTGCTGATTGATTAGCTTGATGCCGTAGCTGACGTTGGTAGTTGCATCGCGGAAATACGTTGCGTCATCAACCAAAATGGGACGAACCGCAGTACCGTTTAGACGTACCAAAGACCCTGACGGGCCGAGCGTGGCGTTAATCGCGCCAACAGGCCAATTAACGATTTGGTCTATGGTTGAGAACACCGACAGCCGCTCAGTGTTCCAACTGTCAATCATTTGATTCATTGCCATCAATGAATCTTGCGACACAGACGCCGAGGTGGTTTCACCTTCTGCCAGAACCCCCAACAAACGCAGGGCGCGGTTGATCTGATCGCCAGCCGAATATGTTGCCATCGTAAACCTCAGTAGACGGGGCCGAAGCCCCGCCTGTTAAGTCAAGCCGTGAATAACTGAGAAATTGATAACGACAGCTTCAGAATATGAAGTTGCGCTCAAATTACGCAATGCAATTACCGCAGATCCAGCAGTCATACTGCAAACATAAGTAGTGTAAGCCGCAGCGGTGCTACCAGTAGTAACGCTAGAGATATTCACAATAATTGTGTCGTTACTTGAGATCAAACTATTGGTCAGCGTAAATGTTGCTACTGCACCACCAGCCAATGCTGCGTTGTTCATTGTGATGCGACCAGCAGACTTGTTTAGGGTAACACCCGTAGACTTGTCTGTTAATTGCGTAACGGCACCTTGGGCTGCTGCGCTGTAGCCGATTTCACTGGTAGCGTAAACGGTCGTGCCAACAATCGTCGATGGAATAACAGCGCCAATTGTGCCGCCATCAATATCTTGATCGCTATAAGCAACGCCGATAGATTTTGTATTACCCATTTTTAATTCCTTAAAAAAGGGGAGAGCTTGTGGCCCTCCCCCTTAGATTTAGGCTTTTAGCCCAAACGGTAAACAACGTAAGTACCCTCGCCGGTCTTACGGAAACGGAACAACTGGCTGGTTGTAACAGCAATAGCAACCAAAGCGTTGCCGCCATCGGTCACACCAGTGTTAACAGCCAACGTCACCGCGCCAGACGAAGTGCCAATGTTTACGATTGACAGGTCAAACGTGCTGCCGACCGTGGCGTTAGGAACAGCGGTATCAATCGCCGTGCCTAGCGGCAACGTGTACGTTGCTGCCGAAGTGCCAGGGTTAGCAACCAGCATCTGATTAACGATCTGAGCTGCGGTCAGGGTTGCAGTTGCCGTGGCCGTCTGGGGGACAGCCATAGCGCCCATGATTGTTTCTTGACGGTTACCTGCACCAACTTGGTAACCACCACCACCATTAGGGAGAGCCATAATATTTCCTTAAATTAAGAGGTTCAACCCCAGACGCGGCAGGCCATCTGTGGACGAATCGTGCTAAAGCCATAAAGGACATCAATACGACATGGAAGTCTGTCATTATTTATGTCGTACTGCCTAATCACACGCAAGCTGATCCCGTTATGTACTGCGCGAGCAGCCATATCAACACCCTGCGGCAGCAACAAGTCAGCCGTGGCAAACGTGATTGCGTCTTTGTGGTAGACCAAGTTCTGTGGGTACTGGGTTGATGCAGTTCCAACAAACGTGATAACCGCGCTGGTAGCTGGGAACGCATCAATGGTAGCCAAAGCATTTGCCGACGTATAAAGCGCCGGAGAAATTGCCAAGGTCATTGAAGTGCCGGAGGTCACGCTGTTGTCAGCGGTCACAACGAACTGCTGCAAACTGCCAGTTGACTCACGGGTCTGTGGGTTGACTGCATACACGCCAGCGATGGTGAAAACGTCGCCTTGCTTAACCGTCTTGGTCCCGCTGGTGAACGTAATGGCGAGGGTCGATTGACCTTCGGCAAACGTGGCGCTTGCGGAAACAATAGGCGAAACAGGGAAGTTACCCGTGGTGTGCTGCTTAATCGACTGAGACATATTGATCTCGTCAAAGCCCAACACGCCCGTACCCATCATGCCGTTCTTAAACTGCTTGCTGATGGTATCCGTTGGGTTAAACAAACCTTTCATGCCTTCAACCAGACCAGCGTTAGCAGCAGGGTTAACCGTTGCATAACGTGGGGACATCACAGCGGCGTTTTCGTTTAGCTTCTGTTGAGCTTGCAACAGAACTAGCGAGGTGCCTGGGGTCGTGCCTGGGGTGCCGACTGTGTTACCAATTGCTTTGTAAGCATTGGCAACGTCAGCGTCAATGCTAGAAGCCAACTGCGAGATACGCGGCTTAAGAACGCGCTCTGCGAAGTCATCCAACTGCATGGTCAGTTCAGCAGACGTGAAGTTCACGCCGATGTGTTTCTGGGTCGAAACGGTCAGAGTGGTGAACTGCTCGTTGTCGTCCTGAACTTGCAGGGCAGCACCGTCAGTAACCAGAGCGCGGTCGGGCAGACGAATACGCAGGGTAGAACCGATCTTAGCGCCTTCAACGGCGAACGAATCGTCGTACTGGCGGTTGACGTTACGGGTAAGAACCAGATTGTTTTCCAAGATCTCCAGGGCCTTCCTGGTGATCATGTCAATCGTAAGAATGCTATTTGACATGGTAATTCCTAAAAGAAGTTAGCGATTCTGAGCTTGCCACTTCTTAGTCTGGCGCAGCCTTTCTGCTTCAATCCATTCCGATGCAGTCATGGTCTTGGTCGACCGAGGAT